TTTTTAAATTGTATGCCTGTCTTGGCTGGTCTACATAACAAATTTGGCAAATTCAATTTGATTGTTAAACAACACACCGCAAAGTTCAAAGGATTCAAAGAATTCTTAATGTATCAAGATTTGTTTGAGAATGTTTATTTTGACAATGAGTTTCAAGATGAAGTTATTCCACTCGACAATTGGGGCACAGAAAGAGAATACAAAAGAAACCCAAACAGACCAATTGAAACCTGTAAGTATGAAAACTTTCTAAAAGATATTTATAAAATTGATTTTGAAGTTGATGATAAATTCATATTGAAGTATCCAGAATGTGATATTAAAATCAAAGATACCTATTATGTTGGTGACAGATGGGACCACTTTAGTACTGACAACAGAAGAAAATCAAACATTTTAAGACATCTCAAAGATTTTGAATTCATTGATTATAATAATGACATATTGACGAATTGTTATATCATCAAAAATTCACCAAAAACATTCATTACTAATTTTACAGGTATTGCTGTATTGGCAGACTTACTTGATAAAGAATTGTTTTGTGTTTGGAAACCAGAAGATTGGAATCCTGAATGGAGATCCGGCGATACTATTACATGGGACAATGGTAAGACAATTGAACAGATTTTTGAAAAACACTTCTACCTTGACAGAAAAGGTATTCTTGTTCGTGCAGATAAATTGGAAGAATTATTATGATTTTAAATATTCAGCGTGGTGTTTTTGGTGATGAAATGAAGAATGGTGACATGATAGGTGTTGCCAATGTTGTGGCTTATCTAAGAAAAGACAATCTAGGTATTAAGTTTCATATGATGCCAGGTTCTGTTAGTTCGGTAGATTACATACAAGAATTTTATCAATTTCTTTTAAAGAATACAGATTACTTTTCTGAAACTCCAGGTGAAGCTTTTTTACAATGGCGTAGAGTTAATCTTTGGGACTTCCGTGATATTATTGGTGACAATGTTACCATAAAGAATCCATTGATAACCGAGAAAAAGATTGTGATATGTCCAGTCTTTGATGCACCTTATAACGTATACAGAAACTGGCCTAAGCCCGTATTTGATAAAATCATTTCAGAATATTCAACAAAAGAATATAATGATTATGAAAAGATTGTGTGTGGTATGGAACAATTCAGAGACAGATGTAAAGTTGCAGGTTGGCAATACTCATCTGACTTTATGACAAACATAAAACACATAATGACCGCAGAGATATTCATCGGCGGTGATACTGGTACTAGCCATTTCGCATGGTCACTTGACAAAGGTCCTAAAACTTTGTTATACTATAACTCTGGCCGTGGCATGATGCATTGTATGCCACCATATTTGTTGCAAGGCAAAGGCCGTATAGTTAGATATTGGTTAGATTTTGAAGGAACTACTTGGGGAAATTAATATGAAACATTCAGATACAGCAGTGGTCGTAACTACATTTTGTGGTGAACCTGATATAGAATTAAAGAAACATATTTTGAAAATGGTCATGTTCAATTCTGCCGCCATGGCGGTAAAGTTGTAGAAAATTATAACTTCTGATATGAAAACTGCACTAATATTAACAGGTTATTCTAGGCGTTATAAAGAATGTCGTGAAAGTGTTAAAAGGTTTTTAGATACTTATAATGCTGATGTATATATTGCTACATGGAATAAAACAAATTCCAGTATTAACACACCAAAAATAGATTTGGTTGACAATAATGATGTTATAGAAAGTTATAAACCTTTAGTGTCGTATATTCAAAATCATGATGAATATTATAATACTAGATTTCCAATAATTGACATATATTCTAAACAAGAAAACAATGTATTTAAAACTAATGCTAGAGCTATTGAACACGGATCTAGATGGGTTGAAAGATTGAGGGACCAATGGTACATTGTTAAAGAAGGATATAAACTTATTCCAAATCCATTAAAATATGATTGTATTGTTAGATTAAGATTGGATACAAAAATTAATAATTTAGTATTAAAAGAAACTGATGGTTTAATTGTACCAAATAAATTTAATCCTCATGTCAATAGTATAATTACAACAGACCATATTGGTATTGGTAATCCTGAAAATATGGAAAAATATTGTAAAATGTTTGACTATATTGAATCTATGTATTATAATGATAATATAGATATTTCAAATGCTGAATTGATGTTGGGTCACTACTTACACAATCTTTGCAAAATTAAAGTTATTCCCGACTCAACAATTGATTATGATATTTTAAAATAAAATTATGAAAACTGCAATAGTAATTACGGGAAATGTTAGAACATGGTTACAGAATAAAGAAAGTTTCATCAGAACTTTCAATCCACTTAACCCTGACATTTTCATTTCAACATACAATCTGTTAAATGGTTTTCATCCTAATGTAGCCAATCAACACAGAGCATGGGAAGATTATGTTGTTGATAAACAATTGATAATAGATTCATTTTCTGGCTTGAATGTGGTAGAAATTTTAGTTGAAGATTTTAACGATGCAAATGTAATATTAAAACAAGAGGATCCAAAATTTCATCCATCATTGCAGAATCTAAATGCAAATTGTTTCGGTCAATATCGTAAGATAAAACAAGCTATGGACATGGTTAAAACCAATGAAGAAAAGAATGGTTTTAAATATGATAGAATCATTAAGACCAGATGTGACCTTGCCTACATCGACAATCCAAACCTATCCATCACACAAAATAACTTTGTCTATGACCAAGGTTCAAATCCACATAATGAATTTGGTTCTGACCACCTGTTTATTGGTACAAGAGATACTATATTCAATGTGACTGATTTTTGTTATAATGAATTTTATAATCCAGTTTATGATGATAGTCAAATACATCCACCACATGGTTTTCTTAGAAACGCAATTAGATACCACAACTTGGAAAGAAATCCAAGGCATATCATAAAATATCTATTGAGAAGTGATGGTTTTGAACAAACAATATAGGAATTAGAATGAAAGTAGCTGTTGTATTAACTGGTCACATGAGGCGTTGGAGAGAAGTTTTACCTAACTTCAAAGAGAGGGTAATTGCCAAATATAATCCTGATATCTTTATCAATACATGGAATGATGAAGGTTGGTATGGTCAAAATCAAAATGACCAACTTGATGGTTTTCTAAGTGGATCATCTAAAGTATATGCCGATGAAATTCAAAAAGAGTATTCTGCCAAGGTGGTTCATGTTGATGACTTTGAATCAATCAAACCAGATTTTGTACAAAAGATACAAAGATATACAAACTACTTTCATCGTTCATTGAATATTTACTCCATGTTCTATAAAATGGCCAAAGGTATACATTCTTTGGAAAATTACATTTTAGAAACAGGAACTGAATATGATTTGGTTATTAGAATGAGGCCTGATATGCTTGTACATCAAGAAATGCCTGATTTTAATCCAAATGTGTTTTATACAATACATCATGCCAATCATTTAGGTCAAGGCACCGGCGATATGTTACAAGTTGGAAATCTAATGAATGTCACAAATTTCTGTAGAGCTATCTATCATTTGCCTAACATATATAATCAACTAGGTGTGTTATGTCCTCACATGACTTCAACTGCAATGATTGGATTGTTAAATTTACCTTGGCAACCAATTGGATTGAATAAAGAATTGGCTAGATGATAAAGAAAGAGAATCAATATGAATAAATTAGTTATTTTTGACCTTGATGGTGTAATGATAGATTCCCGTGAGATGCATTATGAAACACTTAATGCAGCTCTACTTAAAGTTACAGAGACTTCAGAATTTGTAATTACCCGTGAAGAACATCTATCAAGGTATGATGGTCTGAACACCACCAGAAAATTACAGATGTTGACAGCAGACAAAGGTCTACCAGTTGAATACTATAATGAAATCTGGAGGGAAAAACAGGAAGAAACATTCAAGTTGATTCCTGGTTGTCCAAGAAATAGTTCAGTTCCATGGTTGATGGATCAATTGAAGAAAAGAGGATGGAAGGTTGCTGTTGCATCTAATAGCATCCGTGAAACAGTTAAGATTGCTCTTAATTCAATGAATGTAATTCAATATGTGGATTACTTTGTAAGCAACGAAGATGTTTTCAATCCAAAACCATTTCCAGAAATGTATTGGCAGTGTATGACAAAGATGAAAGCTTTGCCTAAGAACACTATCATTATTGAAGATTCACATATAGGTCGTGAGGGTGCCATGAATTCTGGTGCTCATTTATATCCAGTAAAAGATGCATATGATTTAGAAGGGACTAAGTTTTTAGAAATGATTGATAATTTTAACATTAAAGATACAACGATTCCGTGGCGTGATGAGAAATTGAATGTTCTTATTCCTATGGCAGGTGCAGGTTCTAGATTTGCTCAGGCAGGTTACACATTCCCTAAACCACTTATTGAAGTTAATGGTAAACCCATGATTCAGGTGGTGGTTGAGAATTTGAACATTGAAGCAAACTATATTTTCTTGGTTCAAAAAGAACATTATGAAAAGTACAATCTAAAATACTTGCTTAATTTGATTGCACCTAATTGTACAATCGTTCAAGTTGATGGTATAACAGAAGGTGCTGCCTGTACTACATTATTAGCTAAAGAGTTTATTAACAATGATTCACCATTGATTATGGCAAACTCAGACCAGTATGTTGATTGGAATTCAAATGAATGTCTATATGCATTTAAGGCAGATTCAATTGATGGTGGTATTCTTACATTCAAAGCAACACATCCTAAATGGTCTTATGCAAAATTAGATGACCATGGTTTTGTTTCAGAAGTTGCTGAGAAGAAAGTCATTTCAGACCAAGCAACAGTTGGTATCTATTATTGGAACAAAGGTTCTGATTATGTAAAGTATGCCGAACAGATGATTGACAAGAACATCCGTACAAACAATGAATTCTATGTTGCACCTGTATTCAACGAAGCAATTGATGATGGTAAGAAAATTCGTGTCAAAGAAGTTCCAGGTATGTGGGGTATCGGTACTCCAGAAGATTTGAATTACTTTTTGGCACACAAAAAATGATAGCCATAGCTCACCGTGCTCTACTTGATGGTCCCAATAAAGAATTAGAAAACCATCCAAAACAAATACGTCATTGTCTTGCAGAGGGAATTCCATGTGAGATTGATGTTTGGTGGTACCATGACCGTTGGTGGTTAGGTCACGACAAACCAGATTATGAAACTACCATTGAATTTTTGTCACAAGATGGTCTATGGATTCACTGCAAGAATCTAGATGCATTGAATCTATTGAGGGAGGAGGGCTTACATTGTTTTTGGCACCAAGAAGATGATGTTACCCTGACCAGTTGGGGTTACATTTGGACCTATCCTAGGATAAAAGAATTGTTCCCTAAGAGTATCGCTGTGATGCCAGAAATTGGAGAAGGTCAGTGGGATTATGTAAAAACATTGGACATTACAGGTGTTTGTACGGATTATGTGAATAAATGGAATTCCGAAACGTATAAATAAGCCCATCAGCAACCAAAGTGTGTTGCATTTCTAGAGGTATATTCAATGTTAACTTTTCAATCTTTTTTAAAAGAAGAATCTGAAGGATCCGAACTTAAGCATATCCACCATGCCGAAGATCGTCCTTTGTTTCATGGCCATGCCGGTTTTGAACACGCACACGAAGCATTAACAAAAGCTCATTCTCACATGACTTCTGGTGCAAAAAGCACCAACCTAACAATGAAATATGATGGTTCTCCATCACTTGTTTTTGGTCATCATCCAAAGAATGGTAAATTTTTTGTTGCAACTAAGTCCGCTTTCAATAAGAATCCAAAGATTAATCACACAGAAGCAGATATCGAAAGAAATCATGGCCATGTACCGGGTCTTGCAAAAACATTAAAACACGCCCTTAAACACCTACCAAAAGTAACACCTAAGACTGGTGTTTATCAAGGTGATTTGATGCATCATGCAGAAACTAAACATCTACATGAAGGTTTTATCACAGAAGCAAAAGACTCTAAAGTATCTTTTACACCAAATACAATTACCTATACTTCTCACGGTGATGAAGCAAAAAAGATTAAAAAGTCTAAAGTAGGTATTGTAGTTCATCAGAAATATAGTGATGACATGAAAAGTGCTTCACCTCATGTTGACCACCACAATTTCAAAGAACATCCAGATGTGCATCACCATGGTGCAGAACATGACACAAGTAAAGTCAAACATTCTCCAGAAAATGAGAAGAAGTTTCAATCTCATATGTCCGCAGCCAAAGAAATCCATGATACACATGGTCACAAAATGTATGATTCTGTTCATCCAAAACACAGTGGCGAATCAGGTCATTTAGCTACATACATCAACAAAACAGTTAAACACGATGAAGTTCCATCTGTTAAGGGGTTCAAAGAACACTTACATGATGTACATGAAAAACAAGCCGCAAAAGTAAAAACAGAAAAGGCCAAATCAGAAAAAACTGGTGAAGGTATTAAACAAATTGCTCATGTTGAAAAGAATAAGTCACATTATGGCAATCTATTTGCAATGCATCATCACTTACATCAAGCCAAAAATGCACTGGTAAGTTCTTTAGAAACACATGAAGGGCGTTATCAACACCACATTCAAGGCAAGAAATCTAAACCAGAAGGTTTCGTTATTCATCATAACAATGAACCAACTAAATTAGTGAATCGTGCAGAATTCGCAAAACAAAATCTGTTAAAAGTACGTAAATGAAATCATTTTTAGATATATTAAAAGAAGAAAAGAGTGGTGAAAAACATCACGTTTTCACTTTTGGTAGGATGAATCCGCCTACTACTGGCCATTTGAAATTAATTGACAAAGTTAAAGATGTGGCTAAACAACACAATGCAACACATTCAGTTGTCACTTCACACTCGCAAGATGCAAAGAAAAATCCTTTGTCAACTGCACAGAAATTGAAACACCTAAAGAGATATTCTCCTGGTACTAATTTTCATTCATCATCAAAAGAACATCCAACATACTTTCATCATGCAGCTCAATTGCACAAACAAGGTGTAACGCATCTGCATATGGTGGTTGGTTCTGACCGTGTTCATAAAATGAAAGAATATTTACATCAATATAATGGTACACACCCTGGTGCATTGTATAATTTCAAAAAGATTCATGTACATTCTGCTGGTCACCGTGATCCAGACGCTGAAGGTACAGAAGGTATGTCTGGCACCAAGATGCGTGAACACGCCAAGAACAAAGACCTTGAAAAATTCAAACATGGCGTTCCTAGTCATGTTTCTGGTGCTCATACAAAAGAGTTGATGCATGATACAAGAAAAGGCATGGGATTACATGAATCTTACAATCGTGGTGTCTTTAAGGCCATCTTTGTAACAGGTGGACCTGGTTCTGGTAAAGATGTTATCATCCGTGAAGCAATCGCTGAATCAAAGGCAGTAGAATTGAATTCAGTACAAGCTTTTGATTATCTGATGGACAAACAGAAATTATCAGAAAAGTCAAATGACTTCCGTAGAGAAGCAATCAGAAACCGTGGTCCATTGATTATTAATGGACCTGCTGATGACCATTCACGTATCATTACAATCAGAGAAGAACTAGAAGAACTTGGTTACGAAACAATTATGGTATTTGTTAATACCACAGACAGAGCCAGCCAAGAGAGAAATCTAAGATTGACAAAAATGATTGCCGAGTCAATTCGCCGTGAAAAATGGCAACTGGCTCAATCATGTCAGGAATCTTACAAACAAAACTTTGACAATTTTATATACTTTGATAATAGTTCCGAGATTGAATCTATTGAAGAAGATATTACTGAGACTTATAAAAAAATAAATACATTTATAGACAGTAAAAACTATGGCGAAATTTCTTATTCTTGGTTGGAAAATCATGGTAAGTTGGGTGCCAATGAAACATTTAATTATTTTAAGGAAAATTATCATGCTAAAGAAAGTA